ATCACATCCCCATCGGCGTACCGTGCAACAACATTGCCTACCTCGTTCATCACCGGGCCATCCCAGAAAAACATTTTTTCCCGGGCACCCATCCAATCGACCTCGGCAACCGTCATATAAGATCGCCGGATTTTGGCCCCCGGTCTCTTAATGTATTGCTCGACCTGCAGTCCCGGAACCAAGTCGAAGTAGCCGGGCCCAGCCCAATACGCCCCCATGCAGATGCCAAGGTACCCCCCACCTTTTTGTACATACAATCTGACATCCCCGACCGCATCGTGGAAAATCTTGGACCATGCATCAGCCTCGCCGACCCCGCCGGGAAAGGCCACGATCTGCATCGATCTCATTCGGCGGTAGGTACACTCCTGTACATCCAGCAACTCGACCCGGAACGATTCACTCAATGCCTTGAGCATTCCTACGCAGCAGTGCGCGGAGGCATAGGGGTGTTTGTGGAAAAGGCCGATCTTGGGACGCATGGTATGATGAGTTTGGTGTCTGGCGGGGTGCGCCCGCAACGGTCGAAAGGAAACTGAAGGGGTTAGCGTTTTCCCCAAAATCTAAGGCAATCCGCTTCGATGGGTAAGGAGCCTTCCCCCATCCACCAACCCGGCTCCACGTGGCCTCCCGGCAGGACAACCCTGCACACCGTTATAATTTATGTTATAACCGCGACAAACTTGGGGGTACCCCATGCAAACTGTTGAAACGCTTGTTCCTGAAATTGTCTCGACTGTTCCAATGCCGCCACAGTCGCAGCGCACGCTGCCGACGTTCAAACTGGCCGATCAAATCCGCATCAAAGCCACCACGATCAAAGTCATTTCAGATTTGACGGGCGAGCCGATCGTGCCCACTGAAGAAGAACAAGCCCAAGCACAGGCAGTCGCGCATGAGATGGTGACGAATCCTGCTGCGCAGCCCAATTTAAATGGGTTTCCCAACGCAGCGATGGCGTATCTCGCCGGTATGGTGGCTAATTCCAACTGTATGATCGTGAAAGATCTCGCAGATCTGAAGTTGTTCGTGGTCAATAACCTTGTACAAGAGTACGACCAAGCCCAAGACACCAAAAGCCGGTTGACTGCGCTTAAAATGTTAGGTGAAGTAGACGGTGTGGATGCCTTTAAACGTCGCACCGAGACGACACACATCGTCAAACCGATCGAAGAGGTGGAAAAAGAACTTTTGTCGGTGCTAGAGGGGATTGAATATCAAGTGGTGGCAGACGAAGGTGGGGAAACTAATGGGTGATGTACTCAATTTCACGGTCAAAACGACTGAAACTCCCGAAGTGATGCACGAGAATATCGAGATCATGATGTGTGGGCACTGCCAAAGCCCGGGATTTTTTCTTGCAACGGACGGCAGACTCTTTTGTGTGAACTGTCGGTACCAGATTGACGCCTCGTGGGACGTAGAAGAAGACACGCCGGTCGCATAAACCCTATGAATCCAATGAAATTAGCCTCTTCCGAGACCGTGAGTGAGCGTTTGTCGCACTGTAACGGGTGTGAACACAATAAATTGGGCATCTGCAAGCGTTGTGGGTGCATCGTGAACGGTAAAGCACGCCTTGCAGGCTCGTGGTGCCCGATAGGGCTCTGGGGCAAGGAAGAAATTGCGATAAAACCTGAAAAAATGGGGCTTGGATCGTTTTTCCGCCAATAAAATGCAGTTACAACTCACCCCTGCTGCTATTCAGCGGCTGAAACAAGCCCTTCCGACGATGCCGGACAAAGAAAAACGGCGTGTCGCGGACCTTTTGAAGCAGTATCAGAGCCAAGTTACGCAAGCCAAGGGCAAAGACTCGTTCTTAGACTTTATCGCTCACGTATACCCGGGATATAAGGTGGGGCCGCACCACCGGAAGTTGGCAAGAATCTTTGAAGAGATTGCCGAGGGGAAGAAGAAGCGGGTGATTGTGAATATTGCCCCGCGTCACGGTAAGTCAGAGATGATATCGTACCTCGCTCCGGCGTGGTTCTTGGGCAAGTACCCGCAGAAAAAGGTCATCATGGCCTCGCACACTGCTGATTTGGCGGTGAACTTTGGCCGACGTGTCAGAAACTTGGTGGGATCAGAGGCGTATCGGGATGTCTTTCCAAACGTGGAGTTACAGGCTGACTCAAAGAGTGCTTCTCGTTGGGGTACAAACTTTAACGGTGAGTACTTCGCTATTGGCGTGGGTGGCGCTCTTGCTGGTCGCGGTGCCGACCTCTTTATTATTGATGATCCTCATTCTGAACAAGAGGCTAAACAGAACCGCGCAGCGGTATTTGAACCCGCGTGGGAATGGTTTCAATCGGGTCCCGTTCAGCGATTGATGCCCGGTGGCGCGATCATTGTCGTGATGACGCGGTGGTCGAAGTTGGATCTGACCGGCAAGATCATTGACCACATGACCAAGGAAGAAGGGGCGGATGAGTGGGAGATCGTGGAGTTCCCTGCGATCTTGAACGACAAACCGCTCTGGCCTGAGTTCTGGAACTTAGACGAGTTGTTGGCTAAGAAGGCCAGCATGGACGTGCGGTACTGGCAAGCCCAGTACATGCAGCAGCCGACCAGTGAGGAAGGCGCACTACTCAAACGTGAGTGGTGGCGGGTCTGGGACAAGGATATGCCCCCCGCATGCGAGTTCATGATCATGTCGCTCGATGCGGCTCAAGAAAAAACAAATCGGTCGGACTACAACGCGCTCACGACGTGGGGCGTGTTCTTTAATGAAGAGACCAAGAACTACAACATCATTCTCTTAAACTCGATCAAGGAGCGGCTGGAGTTCCCCGAGTTAAAGCAGTTGGTGATCGAGCAGTACAAAGAGTGGAACCCGGACGCTTTTATCGTGGAAAAGAAGTCCAACGGTGCGGCGCTCTATCAAGAGATGCGCCGTATGGGTATCCCGATCAGCGAGTTTACCCCGGGCAAAGGACAGGACAAGATCAGCCGCGTGAACGCGGTGTCCGACCTCTTTAGTTCGGGTATAGTTTGGGCACCCGACAGGCGGTGGGCATACGAAGTCGTCGAAGAATGCAACGACTTTCCAGCAGGTACGCATGACGACTTGGTGGACTCGACAACCCTAGCCCTGATGCGGTTTCGACAAGGCGGGTTCATACGGCTCCCAAGTGATGAGCCAGAACCGACCAAGTGGTTTAAAAGCCACAGGCGTGAAGCATTTTACTGAGGATTATTAGATGGCTATCGACAAAGCACTGTACGGAGCCCCGGTGGGCCTCGACTCGTTAACCGACGCGGAACCGGCGATGGAGATCGAGATTGTCGATCCCGAAGAACTCAATATCAGCGCAGACGGCATAGAGATCAGTCTGTCTAAACAGGCCCCGCGAGCCGAAGACTTCGATGCCAACTTGGCCGAATATATCGACGAGAACGAACTTGGCAGCATCGCGGGCGAGTTGTTGGGGCAGTACGAGCAGGATCTGGCGAGCCGCAAAGACTGGCTCGACACGTACATCAAGGGCTTGAAGATTTTAGGTATCCGGTACGAGGAGCGTACCGAGCCGTGGCCGGGTGCATGTGGTGTCTATCACCCGCTTTTGATGGAGTCGGCGGTTAAGTTCCAGTCGGAAACGATCATGGAGACCTTTCCGGCAGCGGGCCCCGTTAAGACCAAGATCATTGGTAAAGAAACCACAGAGAAAAAAGAGTCAGCGATCCGCGTTGCGGATGACATGAATTACCAGTTAACCGAGGTGATGAAGGAATACCGCCCGGAGCACGAGCGACTGTTGCTCTCGTTGGCGCTATCGGGCAACGCCTTTAAGAAGGTGTACTTTGACCCAAGCCTTGGCCGTCAGACGGCTGTTTATATTCCCGCCGAAGATATTGTGGTGCCGTATGGTGCACCAAACATCGAGACTGCCGAGCGTGTCACGCATCGGATGCGCAAGACCAAGAACGAGTTAGCCAAACTGCAGTACGCCGGGTTCTACCGGGATGTGGACTTGGGCGACCCGGTTCGTACGATGGACGAGGTGGAGAAGCAGAAGGCAGAAGATCAGGGCTTCTCGGCATCAATGGATGACCGGTTTCAGTTGTTGGAGATGCACGTCAGTTACGATCTTCCGGGATACCCGGATGTAGATGAGGACAATAATGAGACAGGGATCGCCCTTCCGTACGTCATCACGATTGAAAAGGGCACAGGCACGATTCTCGCTATTCGACGTAACTGGAAAGAAGACGACAAACTCAAGCAAAAGCGACAGCACTTTGTCCATTACGGATACATCCCCGGTTTTGGCTTCTACTACTTCGGACTCATCCACCTCATCGGTGGACACAGTAAAGCCGCCACCAGCCTGCTCCGACAACTCATCGATGCAGGAACTTTGTCGAATCTTCCGGGCGGTCTCAAATCAAGAGGGCTCCGTATCAAAGGAGACGATACGCCTATTGCGCCGGGCGAGTTCCGAGACGTAGACGTACCGAGCGGTGCAATCCGCGACAACATCCTGCCGCTTCCGTACAAGGAGCCGAGCCAAACTTTGGCGATGTTGATGGACAAGGTGGTCGAGGATGGACGCCGCTTCGCTGCGGTGTCGGATTTGAAGATCTCCGATATGTCCTCGCAGGCTCCGGTCGGTACCACACTTGCGGTGTTGGAGCGCGTATTGAAGGTGATGTCGGCTGTGCAAGCCCGCATCTACTACACGATGAAGCAGGAGTTCAAACTTCTCGCGATCATCATCCGTGACAACACGCCGGACGAGTATAACTACGAGCCAGAAGTTGGCAGTGCGAAGGCAAAGAAAGCCGACTACGACGATGTGGATGTCATCCCGGTTAGCGACCCGAACGCCTCGACGATGGGGCAGAAAGTCGTGCAGTACCAAGCGGTGCTTCAACTTTCCCAGACCGCCCCGCAGTTGTACGACTTACCGTACTTGCACCGTCAGATGATCGAGACTTTGGGTGTTAAGAACGCTTCCAAGATCGTGCCGGATAAGGACGACATTAAGCCGCTCGACCCGGTAACAGAGAATATGAATCTGCTCAAGGGCACGCCGATCAAGGCGTTCATGTATCAGGATCACGAAGCACATATCCAAGTGCACATGTCGATGGCGCAAGATCCAAAAATGGCTGCGATGATTGGGCAAAACCCGATGGCGCAGCAGATTACCGCAGCGACTGCTGCGCACTTGATGGAACACTTAGGATTCCAGTACCGCCGCGAGATCGAGAAGCAACTTGGTACCGCGCTGCCGCCGCTCTCTGACGAGAGTGAAGAGAACGAGATGAGCCCCGAAATGGAGGTTCAACTCTCGCAAGTGGCTGCGATGGCCGCGCAGAAACTGCTCCAGAAGGATCAGGCCGAAGCGCAAGCGCAGCAAATCGTCCAACAGCAGCAAGACCCGCTCATCCAGATGCAGATGATGGACTTGCAGATCAAGCAGTTGGTAGCGCAGACCAAAGCACAGCAAATGCAGATCGACGCTCAACTTCGCCAAGCCGAGATCCAGCGCAAGCAGCAGAAAGATCTTTTGGACGCAGCGTCCAAAGAAGACGAGTTGCGGCTACGACAAGCAGAAATTGCCGCGCGCAACGAGTTGGACGCAGCACGCCTTGGCGTGGACATTCAGAAACACAAGGTCGAGCAAGACTTTGTTGAGAAGTCCGAAGGCATGCGGATGGGTATCGACATCGCCAAGTCCAGAGAAAACGCTGAAATGCAGCGCAGTAAATCGCAGCAACCTAAGGAGTAATGGATGGCGTACAACAACGCTCTTGAGTATCTCGCGGAGAAACTCGATGCGGAGCGCACACTAATTGTTGAAACCTTGATCCAAGGCAAATTGGATGAGGGTGAATACAAACGACTTTGCGGGGCGTTACAGGGTCTCGATCTCGCTAAGAATCACATTAAAGACCTTGCAAAAAGGATGGAACAAGATGAGTAATATTGACGTTGAAAAGACGCAAGAAGAAGCGAAGAAAGCCTCGCAACTTCCTGCGCCAAAGGGCTACCGCATTCTGTGTGCAGTGCCCCATGTTGAAGAAGAATACGAAGGTGGGTTGATCAAAGCCGAAGATACCAAGCGCACGGAAGAACTGACTACGGTGGTTCTTTTTGTTGTGAAACTTGGTGAGTTGGCTTACCAAGACAAAGAGCGTTTTCCGACTGGCCCTTGGTGCAAGGAAGGCGATTTTGTTTTGACCCGTCCCTATTCCGGTACTCGCGTGGTTATTCATGGTCGAGAGTTCCGCATCATCAACGACGACACGGTGGAAGCGGTGGTCGATGACCCCCGTGGTATCCGTCGCGCATAAGGAGTAACAAATGGCTGAACAAATGGAATTTAAGTTTCCGGATGAAGTCGAGGCCGATAAGGCGGTAGCCGAGGCGGGTGGCGACGAGAAGTTTGACATCCAGATTGAGGATGACACGCCGGAAGAAGACCGGGGCCGTAAGCCCCTCCCCAAAAACGTAGTAGATGAGATCGAAAACGAAGATCTCGACGAATATTCTGAGAAGGTCAAAAAGCGCCTTTCTCAAATGAAGAAGGTGTGGCACGACGAGCGCCGCGCCAAAGAGTCCGCTGCCCGTGAACGGGAAGAAGCCCTCAAGTTTGCCCAAGCGCAAATGGAGGAAAATCGTCAATTAAAACAACGACTTAACAAGGGCGAGCGGGCGCTTATCCAAGAAGTATCTAAGTCCGCAACCAACGACCTATCCGTTGCCAAAGAGCGAATGAAACAGGCGTACGAGTCTGGGGATTCGGATCGTATTACCGAGGCCCAAGAAGCGTTGACGGACGCTAAGATGCGCTTGCAACAGGTTGAAAAGTTTAAACCTGCTTTACAAAAAGAAGAGACTGTTGTAGAACAGCAACCACAGGTACAGGCACCCCGAGTTGCTCCGCAGCCACAGGTTGATCCAAAGGCTCAAGCATGGCAGGAGAAAAACACTTGGTTTGGTGCAGATGAGGAGATGACTGCCCTCGCACTTGGCCTGCATGAAAAATTAGTCCGGTCTGGTATAGATCCGCGTAGCGATGACTATTACCGCCGAGTTGACGAGACAATGAGGAAGCGATTCCCCGAAGCATTCGAGGATGAGCCGACTCAAACGAGGGAAGAGGTTGAGAAACCGACTCCTCGCACAAAGCCAGCCAACGTAGTTGCGCCAGTCACGCGGGGAACCGCGCCGCGTCAGGTCCGCCTGACACCGACTCAAGTTGCTCTAGCCAAACGTCTTGGATTGAGCAATGAACAGTACGCACGTGAACTTATGAAACTGGAGACTAACTAAAATGGCTGAGAATCGTCTGGCTCGTGAAGCCGATAAACGTGAATCAACGCAACGTGTACAACAGTGGCTTCCGCCGTCTGTGCTTCCTGAACCGGAGCCGCAAGATGGTTGGGTGTTTCGCTGGATCCGGACCAGTATTATGGGACAAGCAGATCCCTCTAATACGTCTGCAAAATTCCGGGAAGGTTGGGAGCCTGTGAAGGCCGAAGACCAGCCCAAATTGATGATGCAAGCCGATCCGAATAGTCGCTTTAAAGGCAACATCGAGATCGGTGGGTTGTTGTTGTGCAAGGCCCCTGAAGAACTGATGAAGCAACGCGATAATTTTTACGCGAAGCAAGCACAGGATCAGGTTAAGTCGGTGGACAACAACTTTATGAGGCTGAACGACGAACGGATGCCGCTGTTCAATGAACGCAAGTCCACAACCTCGTTCGGCAAGGGTAAATAATCTTTTTTGGAGTAACAAATGGCTTATCCTTCCGTTTCTGCCCCGTATGGGCTGAAGCCGATCAATTTGATCGGTGGGCAGGTGTTTGCCGGTTCGACTCGCCAACGTCGCATTGCTTCTGGTGCTGGTAGCATCGGATTCGGCGACCCGGTGAAGTTCGATACGGACGGCACCATCGTAGTCTGCACTGAAACGACGACTCCCCCGGCCTCCGGCTTTGCTGGTGTGTTCTTGGGCTGCACGTTCGTTTCGTCTGTGACGAGTCAACCGACTTACTCGCAGTCGTGGACCTCGGGCACTTCGGTGAAATCTGGCACGTACATTGTTGCGTACGTGGCTGATGATCCGGACACCCTGTTCAAGGCTGTCGGCGTGTCGGCTTCGTTGGTCGTTTCGACCACGAGCGGCTTTGTGTACAGCGACATTGGCACTAACGTAGCGTTGGTTGCTAATACGTTGAACACTTCGTCTGGCGACTCGCAGCAGGGTCTCCTGCTAAGTTCGGTGGCGACGACTCGTTCGCTTCCGATTCGCATCGTTGACGTTGTGCCCGACACGGCGTTTGACTATAGCGGTACGACCTACTATCCCGAAGTGATTGTTAAGTTCAATGCTCCGTACATTACGGACACTTCGTTGATTGTGGGTGGTCACGCTTATAACAACCCGCTCGGCACTTGATAGGGGAGTTCTAAGACATGGCTATTTCACGCGCACAACTACTTAAGGAACTCCTGCCGGGCTTGAACGCCCTGTTCGGCCTTGAGTACAAGACCTACGGTGAAGAACACAAAGAGATCTACGAAACTGAGACCTCTGAGCGTTCGTTCGAAGAGGAGACCAAACTTTCTGGTTTCAGTGCTGCCCCCGTTAAGGCGGAAGGCGCTGCGATTGCGTATGACAACGCACAGGAAGCGTGGACTGCTCGCTACAACCACGAGACTATCGCTCTCGGCTTCTCCATCACGGAAGAAGCGGTTGAAGACAACCTGTACGACTCACTCAGCAAGCGTTATACGAAGGCGCTGGCTCGTGCGATGGCGTATACGAAGCAGGTCAAGGCGGCTTCGGTCCTGAACAATGGCTTCTCCTCCAACTATGTTGGTGGCGACGGTCAACCGTTGTTCTCGGC